AAATCATATCCAGTTGAATTTATTGATGTTGATGAAGCAAGAGAACATGATTTTTATTTTTATAAAGTTGCAGGATCAAAATATATCAATCATGTTGGAACATTAATTGAAAATGGAAGAATACTACATCATTTTATCAACAAAGTTTCATGTAGATTACCTGCTTCGTATTATCAAGAATATATTTGTTCAGCTGGTAGATATAATAGAGATTGGGAGAGTGATTAATGACAAACACAATAAGTTTATATGGATCATTAGCAAGGAAATTTGAAAAGAAGTATAATTTTAGTGCAAAGAATATAGAAATAATTGCAAAAACTGCTAAGGATGTCATTAATGCGTTGGAAGCTAACTTCCCAGGTTTCAAAAAATTAATAAGGCGTTCAGGATATTATAGAATTACAAATGGACAATCGTTGACAAATGGTCTATCACTTGGTGATGAAGAAGTTGAAATGAAATTTCGTAAGAAACAATGGCACATAATGCCAGTTGCTTGTGGTTGTAGTGCAGCATTTAGAGTTGTAATTGGAGTTGTATTAATTGCAGTTGGTATTTATACTCAACAATACTGGTTAGCAAGTATAGGTTTTGGTTTAGCTATGGGTGGTGTGTCTGAAATGTTGGCACCAAGCCCAACATCTAACGCAGATGATAATGAAAGACCAGATGAAAGACCTTCGTATTTATTTGATGGTCCGAAGAATACAGTTGAACCTGGTTTAACAATTCCTGTAGTTTACGGAGAATGTTTTGCTGGGTCTATAACTGTATCGGGTGGTTTAAGAGTTATTGATCAATCGTATGATATTGACGAACAAACAGAAACAGTTGACGCAGCTCCTCCAGCAGATACTTCAACTAAGTATGATAGTGATAATTCAGATAAATATGGTGATCAAGATGCAAGTGACGATGGAAAATATAACTAATGAAAATAATTAAATCATATCAAAATTTAATTGAATCTTTTGATAATGATTTTGATGATATAGCTATACTTGTTTTTGATAAGAAAAATAATCATACTAACTTTCATGAAGGTCATGAATATATGGTCGAATATGGAAAATCCAACTTCAGGGATTTGGTTGTTGTATTTTCAAATAGTGCTGGGTTCACAAGTTATTATTATAAAAATTATAAAGAAAATAAAAGATATGAATCAAATTATGCTGCTTGTTTAAATTGGTGTGAGAAACATAACATTAAATGGTTTTGGTGGCATGAAGATGATTATTTTAAACATATGATTCCACAGAATTTATCTTATCATAAAACATGGGTTGATGATTTTTGGGAGGTTGAAGAATTAGATTCTTGTATTTATTCACATAAGAAAGACTACCATCTGATCAATCGAATAAAAGCAAGATTCATTCTTAAAAATGATTATGCACCAGGGTGGACTTATTTATCATCCTGGAAAGATGGTTATGTTAAATTTTTCGATTCTTGGTATAGTAGAACATTTACTAACGAAAAATACGTTTTAATTGAACCTATAAAGGATAATTTTGGTATTTTTTATTCAAGAAATTATAAAATCTATAATTCAAAACAAATATATATTATCAATGAATTAGAAAATATAGCAGCAAAAATAAACAGAAATAATCTTAGTGATATATACAAACATCTGTATAGAAAATTTCTTGGTAATGGAATTGAATTAAAAAATATAGATATTACTTCAGGAAAAGTATTACCAGAAAATAAAACACTGATATCTTTTACATTTAAAACAAAAGGGATTTCAGAATTATATCCAGTAATGAGGAACAACAATGATTAAACATAGAATTGTTACAGGTTCAAGTGGTGATAGTGGCGGAGATACTCACGATCCTGTTGAAGCTGAAAATAACCTTCAAGCAAACACAAGAGCAAATATAGTTGATGTATTATGTGAAGGATTAATTGAGGGGCCTGCGAATGGAGAAGCACTTGATGATATTGGTTTGAAATGGAAAAAGTCTGTTTATTTTAATGAGACTCCTCTTGTAAGTTCAAATGATACTCCTAACTTTTCTGGTGTTACAATTGATGGAAGATGTGGATATAACGATACTGAAGTTCCTTTGAAAGATTTTGATTCAATTGATAATATTACAGTTTTACAAACAGAAATAACAAATGCTGGCGGACCTCAAATATTTACAATTACAGATCTGGAAGTTGATTCAGCATATGTGACTATTGAGATACCTAACCTATTACAACAAGAAGATAATGGCGATATCAACCCAACTAAAGTCAAAGTTTATATTGAAGTTAGAGGTGATAACGGTGCTGGAGCTGTTGGGACTCCAGTAACAGCAGATGGTCTTGGTGAAATATATGGTAAGACTGTTTCTACATTTAGAAAACAATTTTATATTCAGAATTTATATACTAATTATGGCGTTGGACCATGGCAATTTAAAGTTTATAGACAAACAGCTGATAGTGGAAGTGTAAAGGTTCAAAATAAAACATATCTATATTCATATACAGAATCAAAAGAAGTAAAAATGTTATATCCAGATACAGCTGTAATTGGTGTATCGTTAGATTCTTCAAAATTCAAAGGTAGAGTTCCATCTCGAGCGTATAAATTACGCGGATTGAAAATTAATTATCCTAATAATTATACTCCAGATAAAGAAAACGGAGGAGGGTCTTACGCTGGGGAACCTTGGAATGGAAATTTCACATATGGTTATTGTTCAAATCCAGCTTGGGTTCTTTACGATATCCTGACAAATAACAGATATGGTCTTGGTGAACATATTGATAAAGATTTAATTGATAAATGGTCATTATATACAATTGGAAAATATTGTGATGAGAATGTTAGTGTTATAACAAGACAAAGACTTCCTGGTGGGGGTTATACAGATTCAACCGCAAATGAACCAAGATTTACATTCAATGGTCAAATTACATCAAGACAACAAGCATTGGCTGTTGTTAATCATATTGCTTCTGTATTTAGAGGATATCCAATTTGGGGATCAGGATATGTTTCATTTGTTCAGGATTCACCAAAAGATATTGTTCGCATTGCTAATCAAGCAAATGTTAAGGATGGGTTTTTTGAATATTATGATACTGAATCTCAAAACAGAACAACAGCTGCTAAAGTGTCATATTCAAATATGGAAATGTTTGGAAGACCTGATATTGTTTTAGTTGAAGATGAAACATCAATACAAACATATGGTTATAATCCAGTTGATATATTTTGCTTCGGTTGTACATCTCGAAGTGAAGCAGTAAGAAGAGCAAAATATATTTTAAATACAGATTTAAATCAAACAGAATTTGTTAAATTTGTCGGAGGTCTTGAATGGGCGGATTCAATTCCTGGTGAAGTTATTGGTGTTCAAGATAAAGATTATGTTTCAGCGAGTTTATCAGGTAGAGTTGTATCAGCAACATCTACATCAATAACAATTGATAGATCTATAACTATTGAAGGTGGAGAAACATACACACTTTATTGTGCAGATAATACATCTGTTTCTGTTTTTGAAAAGACTCTTACAAATGGGACAGGGGCAACAACTACATTAACATGGAGTGGTGATGTAATACCAACACCAACAGTTGGTCAAATATGGGCAGTTACAAAATCAAGTGTTCAAGATATAAGACAATTTCAAATCACAAATATAAAAGAACTTGAAGCGGGGTTTGAATATGAAATAGAAGCTGTATATTATAATGAAAATAAATATGCTGAAGTTGAAACAGGGTTTACAGTTGAGGTTCCACCTTCAACAAATCTGCCTGTTGGAAAATTAGAACCACCAACTGATGTTCAAATTCAAGATTATACATATACAGATGGTGATTCACAGAATAGAAAATATGGTATAACAATTTCATGGACAGCATCACCTGATAGTCGTACACAAGATTATGAAATTCAAGTAGCACCAACTGGTCAAAAGACAATTAATTTAGGAACTACAACTGAATCAATGTATGATTGGAAGGATGTTGCCTCTGGAGTATATACTTTCAGAGTAAGAGCTAGAGGAGCAACTGGTTCATCAGCATGGGCGGTATATGCTGGATTCACATTAAACTCTGCTGTTGAGGGAATTCTTCCACCTACTAATGTTAAAACAGTTGATGATCCTAATAACGATCAATGGGAAGGACCTGATTGTGAAATTGAATGGGATGCTTCAGCAGGAGCATATTATGATAGTAGTGCTGTTGTGTGGGTAAATGATGGAACAGATGTTGTTCAAATGACATTAGATACTACCTCAACGGTTGGATATGATACTGTAGCGGGTTATAAAATTGAAGTATATACAGTGGCTGATTCTTTATTAAGGACCTATAATACCGCAGATGGGAAGGAGTTAACATATAATTATACCTACAATAT